CACACTCCTTTCAATAATTTCTTTAATTGCACTGCAACATCACGGTCCGTTGCTCAGATGCAGAACCTGACTCGTAGGCCTGCGCAACTACGTTAGCTTCTCCTGTAGCCGGCACAAGCTTACCAGCAGAGTCCACTGCTAGATATTCACCTGCTGTCACAGTATCGCCCAAAACAGCTTTGGATATTCCGTGTGTCATGACTAACCCAGCAATACCGCTTTCTGGGTCGTCCTGGATGATTCCCGTAATCTTTTCCCCTGTGGAAGCCAGAACTACCTGACCACTTGTGTTGAGCTTAACAGCATAATACTGTTTTTCGCTCAGGTCTGCTCCTGCTACCAGGGTTACATTAAGTATAGGTATTTCATAAGACATCTAAATTACACCTCTCTTTCTTCTTGATACTGTTTATACAATTCGGGATTGTCTTCTACTATTTGCTGCTCAGCAGCTTCCTGAGTCACCTTGCCTTCGCTCTCCTCGACTTTTTTCTTGGCCATCTCCTTTATCTTGGCATAGGCCCCAGTTTCCACTTTGCCTCCTCGGCCTTGCTCTTCGAAAAGCTTGCTCTCAACAATAGCCTTATCGGCTGCATGAAGAACCTTATCAATCTCCTCGTAGGCTTTAGGGTCGGCGTTAGACACTTTCATTAGTGTCTTACCGAAGTCTTCAGGCTTGATGGATAGCCCTTTGAACTCCTTAGCCTTCTCTACGAAGTCTGCTTCCATTATCTGGGTACTCAGCTTCTTCACTTCTTTGCTATCCTCCGTTTGCTGCGTAGCTAGCTTATCGTAGGCTTCTTTGATTTTAGAGCTTGCGCCCTTCCAGATGTCCTCTGGCTCTGCAGCTCCCGGCTCTTTGACTTTAGCCTCAGCCTTGGTTAACGCATCCTGAGCTTTCTTAAGCTCAACATCCTTTGCTTCTAGGTCCTTGTCCTTTGCCTCCAAAGCATCCTTGGCTACTTTGTCCTTGTCGGCTATTGTCTTAGTCAAGAACTGCTGCTCACCTTGAGACAGTTTTTCTAGTATTTCCTTGAGTGACATGATATCCTCTCCTTTCAAATTAAAATATGTTTGTACATCCATCCACCACTGCGCTTTACTTATGTCTTCCGTATGACCACCTCCTTCTTTATTCTTGAAAAGCACTATACGTGCTTCAGGATTGTCTCCCTCAGGAACCAGGTCAATCCTGTTTATGATTAAATCCTTAAGTAAGGTCTTCTTCTTCTCGACCATCACGCAATCACCTCCTTAACGGCCTTTCCCTGTATGGAAAACATCTTGTATTTGCCGCTTCGTATCTTCTCGAATACTTCGTCATCAGGAAAGTAGAATCCCACCCAAAGACCTTGCGGAAGCGAGTCTTCGGGAAGACCAAGCATTCCGAGCTTCTCCTTGGTAACCATAAAGGAGTCAATCAAATAACCTTTAGCGTCACCTCTATGCAGTTCGCCTGATTTGCGATATGCAATATTAAATGCATACGCAGCAGCCTCGAGGGCATCTATATCTGTGATGTACTCTCCGCTTGCGTCAAAGACCTGTTTACCTTCCTTTGTAACGGCAACATAGGCCCAGCCAAAGGCCGTATTGTTACTTTCATCAACCTTTACAACGTCAAACTTAATCTTATTTGCTTCTATAGCTTGACCCTGCAACTTGGCTTTGTTCTCAGCGGCTGTGCGACTTTGCTCGTCTCCAGCAGTGTATGTGTAACATTTGCCTTGGTCACCCCATTTGTAACCAGATTTACCGTCTGCGCTACATGTCATCACCGGCATCTGCGTCTCCCTCCTCTCCATTTGTGTCAATTTCTTCTTCTTCCTTTTCTAGCAGGGGCATACCTGCTGCTTCTCTGAGATAGTTCTCTGTGACAAAGTCTAGGAATTCAGGTCTAGCCTTAACCATTACTTGGACGAACCTTGCAAGTTCTCTTAAGTCTGGTATCTCCAGCTCACCAGGGACTATCTTGGGGTAACTAGTTATACCCTGAAAGGGATTGAGGTCTACCAACTTAGGAACAGCATATTGGTTCAGTGTAGCAGCTATGTTCTGTAGCTGGGTCTCTAAGGCTGCTGACAACAGGCTCTTTTTGACATCAGCCAGAGCAAAGCTACCTACCTTGTCGGCTCCTAACATAACTATGTCGGCTAACAGAGTGACAGCTATTCGCTGGTCCAACCTGTTAATGGTAGCATTAACGTCTATCTGTCTCCTACCTCCCGTGCTTAGCAAAGTTAGTTTCCATCCAGGAGGGAGAACTGCTCCTTCCTGTTGGTCGCGTCTAATATTTCTCACCATCTTCTTTGCATGGTCGAGAGTTTCAACCGATGTAGCATCATCAGGGTTCCAAAGCTCTTCCATACCCTCTGGAGCCTCCAGCATAGGCATACCTGCTAGCTCTCGCTCAATGCCGATAGCTTCTATCTCTTCAATCCTTTTCTTGAAATACCACGGTCTGTATGCTGTCCTCAGCAACGAACGTCCTTCAGGGTTCCCTCGGTCAATGTTGGTTCTGAAAAGCAAGGATTTTGCAAAAGGTATGGTTACTATCTCGTACTTAGGCGCGGCCTGCTGAGTAAATCCCAAGAGTTCATCACCATCCTCCTCGTACTTCCATTCATACCAGGAACTCTGAGACCTACCAGGAATCTTCCTCCAGCCTACGAGTCCGTCATTGTAATGACTACTGGTCCTTGGGCTGTTAGTGGAGCCACGTCGAAGCTTATACACAATTTCGTGCCAACTCCACCCGTATACAAACATCGACAATATCTCCGATATGAAGTCTGCCCACGTGTGGCTCATGTCATGCATACACGAGTCTACATGGTCCCTGGCCCTCAAATCCTCATTATTCTTACCTCCAGCCTCCACACTCCAGATAACCTTTCTTATGAGTTGCTCGAACACAAACAAAACGGCTCCAATTGTCGGGTCATTAGTAGACATTTCTGAGTATATCTTTATACATCGAGGCATCTTGAGCTGGGTAAGATATTCTTCGTCAATGGTACCTCCATATCTCTTCAGACCCGTTTCACCTATTTCGTCCATTCTAGGTACTGCTTTGCTAACACTGTTAGACCCGTCAACGTCTTCTAATTCTCCCATAAGTCCTCCACTAATTATAATTAACCACGTGCCAATAGTTTTCTCCTACACCTACAGGTATAGGTAAGGTGCGCATGCCAACATTCCGAACTGCCATGTTGAATGCTCCCGAGAGGGAGTCCACCTGGTCCTTGTATGTACCATTAGGAAACAGTTCCACTTCATCGAGAAATGCACTATTCCAGTACGCTCTTAACATGTAGAACAGTCCTTGCTCTGCCGCGGAACTGACAGGTAACGCTCTATCTTCTTTGCTTCCTGTTACTCTATCCGGCTTGAAAACGTACCCTTTTAGCAAGTTCTGATAGTGTTCAACGGTACCAATGCCCGATGAGCCGGGCTCTTGTTCCATTCCTATAACGGTACGTCGACCGTCTAGGAGTGCTACGCCTGTTACTTTGCTCTCTACCAAGTAAGGTCTGTCTTGCATTCTTACGACGTCGCAAACCCAGAAACGTCCTTTGTACTCTCCAAGCAGGAGACCGCAAGTGTACTTGGCTTTTTTGTTCTTCTCGGGGTTTGTTGCTGCAAGGTCCCAGTATCTGTAATTTTTAAGATAATCAGGCAATATGTCTACTTTCTCGAACCATTTCCTGTCGAATATTGAGCCTCCATGCCGCACCTCCCAATTGCCTTCAAGAAGTTGTGCTCTTGTAACAGCGTCCAACTTCATTAGTTTTTTTCTGTATTCTTCTTTGTCCAAGTGGGGATTATCGCCGAGCAACGCAGGTATGAATATCCTTCCGTTCAGCAAACCTTCGGTCAGGAACCTCTGTTTTACCCATTCGTGTCCGTCTCCTCCAGGGTTGCTGGCTGCCCTTACTCTTAGAGGTATGTTTCCTTGCACGGCAAGTCTCCTGTTTCGGCTGAATAGATAAGTATAGCATATTTCCGCTATCTGGGTTAGTTCATCGAATCCTATAAAATGGTATGCCGCTCCCTGGTATCTGAACCTGTCGTTTTCATGTTCCATGTAGCCAAAGGATAGGGTAGCACCCGAGGGAAATGTCCATGTGTGAGTTCTTTCGTTCCAGTGCACCTCACCAGTGAGACGGAAAGGAGCTAGCCATTCTCGCGAACGTGTCATAAGAGCATCTGGAAGGTCTAGGTCCTGGAAAGTTTTTCTAAACAATACTGCGTTATAGCCAGGTACGTCTACATATTGTAACGCGGCCATTAGAAGAGCGTCGCTCTTACCTCCTCCTGCAGCCCCGCCATAAAATGCTTCCTCACAGTCAAGAAGCAGAAAAGCTGTCTGTTTGGCTGTCGGCTTGTGAGGTATATATTTAGTTAGTCTTGGAGTGAGAACCTTCCGCAATTCGTGTTGCTGCTCGGTCGCCATCTCCGCTACTATTATTCCCATTCTCTTCCTTACCTTTTGTCATAACCATATCTATTGCGCCTACGCCTACAAGAACGTCTAAGACTTCTTGCATGCTTCGTACATCTATGTTTACTTTGCGATTGTCATACTGTATACTCTGTATGATAGCTCCTATGTTTCTTGTATCGTCCTTTGTGATAGGTCTATCTGGGTCCAATCCCTTACTTATACGCTCAAGTTTGACTGCTGTTTGAAACCACTCGAGGATGGTTTTAGGATTCAATAGTAATTCCATCTCCTCAGATTGAATAGCTTTCATACAGAAGTCGAATAACTTCTTCGCTGCATTGGAGTGCTTATTCTCCATTTCTTTGATGCTTTGTTCTTTTTGTGCACGCAATTCCATTTCTTTGTAGTGGTCGTAGCACAATACACGAAGCATCCAGTGATATACTTGAGACAAAGCGTTTATCTTTCCTGATGGTACATTCACAGCATTTGAGACTTCGAGTATGGATCTCCTTCCTACTACGTACTTCATATTTCTGTATGCTTTAAACAGCTCGTAATAGTCTAGAAGTTCGCTGTCAAGTCTTTCCCAGAAAGGCAAGTTGTTGGCCACAGCATAGCTGTCAGCGTAACTTATAGGTACCATTGTTTTTTCTACCTGCTCTTTACTTAGATTACCCTCCAAGAAACCGATTTCGGCTAGTGCTTGTGGGTCTATGTACGCAAGAGGAAGACCATCACGGTTTACAGGGAGAGCAGCCTGAAGGGCGCTAACCCTTTCTCCAAGTTCTAATAATGTCTGTGTCTTGACGTTGGTAAGAGGTACAGGAGTCACAACAGTGGGTACCTTCAATACTACCTCCTTAGATAAATACAGAGCTTTGCTTGTATGATTCAATTATATATGGGACAATAAAAAAAGGCAAGAGAGTAAGTAAAAATAATAAGAGACCATGGTTGGTGGTCTCTTCTGTTTTATGGAATCTGAGGTTGGTGTTTATGTGATGTAACTCTGGTCTTCTACCTCCTTTAGTTTGCCCCATACACTGCCTACCTTGAAATCAACTCCGAAGGGTACATCGGTTCTTAGTGTATATTCAGGCACTTCTTCCATTACGTCCTTCATTATCTTCATAACTTCTTTTATTTTGGCTGTGTTGTCATCTACTTCTACTACTATGTTGTCGTGTACCAGGTTAACTATCTTCGCACCCAGCTCTCGCAAGCCTTTTTCCATATTTCGAGCTGATATTAGTGTCAGGTCTGAAGCTATTGACTGTATTCTAAAATTTCGAGCCTCGTTTCTCAAGTCTTTGATGTTCTCTTTGGATATCAAACCGAATCGACGCTTTCGTCCAAAGGGAGTTGTTAATACTACGCCATTCTCTGCGTCTGCGTCACACTGCAGCAGATATTTTCGAGCCCCAGGAGCTCTCGAGAACCACTCTTCAAGCATCGCTTGAGCTTCTATGAGAGGCACGTTATACTCTTGGGAGATGGTGTATGCTGTCCTACCATAGGCTATCCCGAAGTTAACGTTCTTAGCCTTGACACGCTGTTCTTTAGTGAAGTTTTCTCCAAATAGGAAACGTGCTACTTCATCGTGCAGGTCTCTTCCTTCCTTGAACACTCCCTTTAGGAAGTCATCGTCACTAAGGTAAGCAAGAACACGTAACTCCGCTCCTTTGTAATCGGCTTCGATTAGTACATTCTCTGGCTCTGCACAAAATATTGCTTTTATGCTTGAATCTCGTGGAATGTTTTGCAAGTTTGGGTTACGAGAACTAAGTCTTCCTGTTTTCGTGCCAAACAGTAGGAAACTACTACGTACTCTACCGTCGTTGTTCCTTCTCTTCAACATGCCGTCTACATATGTAGATTTCATCTTATTGGTGGTACGTAGTTCTAACAGCTTGGGTATTGCTGGATGTAGGTTCCTCATGGACTCAAGAACGTGTTTGTCGACACACAAAGCTTTTTTCCTTCGCACGCGATGAACGAGCCTCAGGCGATTGAATAACATCCATGCCAGTTGCTTGTTGCTTGTAGGTAAGAAGGTAAGTCCAGCTGTCTTAGCTCCCGTCTGTTTTTTATACAACTCTGCATCCCAATGAGGCTGAAGCATATCCACAATTTTGTCTGTCAGCCCGTCTGATTTGGCTTGTAATTCTTCCCTCAGCACCTTGATGTAAGACATGTTGAGGTACAGACCGTTACGTTGCACTCTACGCAGGAACCTGCTGTGTGGAAGTAGTAAATTATAATAAAGTTTACGCAGGTCAGGATCGTTCCCTACCAGAGGAGCGAATCTGTGGTAAAGTTGGAGAGTATAGTCGCAATCCTTTGCCAGATAGGGATAGAGCTCATCTTTAGGTACACTCTCGTAACCTTTGTCTCCCTTCTGCACGTACTTTTTTATTTTGCTTTTGTACTCTGGGGCTCCTAGTTCCCTGCGTGAAAGAGTGTCTAAGTCATGGTCTCCTTCGTGTTCGTTTAAACAATAATGTAACAAAATGGTATCATGGTCTATCCTCGCAGGAATTCCTATTCTCCTCAGGAATGATGTGTCAAACTGTCCGTTGTGCCAACACATTAGAGGTTTTCTGGATTCAAACAAAGGCTTCAGATGATGCATGAGTCGATGAGGGAATATAAGTATGTGGTTTTTCTTGTAGGCTATTCCTAAGTCCAGGATACGGTCCGTTAGAGGGTTGCGTCCTGCCGTCTCGTATCTGCACCTACAACTGCGCAACACTTCAGCGCGTCAATCACATCTGGAACTTCAGACTCGCTCTCTATTACTTTGTAGGTTGTCGTTCCGGGGTCTTTCAGTGCCTTACCATGGTAGATGTCGGCTACATAGCGGAAGCCGTCTAGAAAGGCTGGGAAGTCTCCAGGAGTTCTAAATAACTTAGCTGGGTGGTATAAAGGCATCACCAATGTACCATTTAAGAAAGGG